TTCTTCTCCTTTTAATAATTTTAATAAATCACTTATATAACAACTTTCAACATACCAATTCAAATGTTTATTTTTTTCTATATATTCTATTGCTTTATCAAAAGCATCACACTTTTCTTTTAATGCTTTTTTATATTCTTGTAATGTGTCATATGTTTCAAGTACTTCTGCATCTTCCAAATCTTTATAACCATACATTTCTCCAAGATGTTCGTTTATACTTGCTATTTTACTATTATGTTTCATATACATTTTCATAGCAATATCAAATTCTATTTCATCAAATGTACTTTTAAACTCGATACTATTCATTATCTTCACCTCTTATATTCTATCTAATAATTGTCGTTGCATTTCTCGTGCAAACTTACTATAAACTTTAACAACTCTTTTATATGTATAACTATCAAGTTGTCCTAAATATTTATATATTTCTTTTGTCTTATTCAATAAATGTAATTTACTACAACAAACAAGACTATCATTATCTAAAAACTTATTTAATTCCATATTAATTGCGACAACATAATTATTAACTAATGTATTTTGTGTCGTAAGTTTCAACCCAACACAATTTTTATTATGTAATAATGAGTTATCTAACGTCTCATCATATATTATTAAGAAAATACCTTGTCTTCTTTCTCCATCAAAGTCACTATATTGACTACATACGATAGACCCAGGTACTAATGGTCTATTCCAATCATATTTTTCAACATAAACATTATTCATTATTATTTCCTTCCTTTTCCTCATCTTCTTGTTTACTAATATGTAATATTATTATTTTATCTCTATCACGTTTAAAGCAGTTTTTTAATTTATAATCTATAACACTTGTACTTAATGGTGGATTAAAACATCTTTCATTATAAATATATGCTAGTGCTCTAATTTCATCTTGTGATAAATTTGTATCATTATAAAGAGTTTTTATATATAAAAACATTTCAATGTCACGGTTTCCTTTATTAACAACCTTACCTTCTCTATAAAAGTCACAAGTATTACGTTTAACCTTTTCATTCTCTACATAATTTGCGTTACTATTTAATATAAATTGTTTTAATTCATTTGGCATTGTCGAAATATGTGACATAATATCGCTACCATCTGATGTAAAATTATAAAAAACGTTATTTATTTTTGATGGATAAACTAATATATAGCCATCTGTTCTTATGTCAATACCTTTATAATTTTCAAAAGTATTTGCTGAATTCTTAACTTTTTTAAGTTCATCATCACTTTTAAATATCAAGTGATAACCACCACTAGGTGTCTTTTGTACTAATGTTTTTATTTTATCAATACCTAAATCACGACATAATCTTTTAAAGTTATCGATACCATTAACATCTCCATGCATATCTATATCAATTGCAAACAAGTCATTTGCATTCATAGGTAATGCCCAATTTAGATTAGGTTCTTCAAGCAACCACTCAAAAACTTGGTCTGGTGATGTCTCATAATTCATTTTCCAATTAATCAATGGCTCTTTTCCATTAGGTTTAATAGGAATTAATTTTAAATTATTATTAATATAATAATCTTTTAAGATATTAAACATTTAATCACTTTCCTTTCTCTATGTTTAATTAAATATTACAACAAAAAAGAGAGATTTTCAATACCTCTCTTTTATTTTTTACACATTTTCTTCAGTTTCTACAAAGTCATTATGTACCCAACATCTTTGAAGACCGTAATCTCCAAACCTTAATTTACCCTCATATTTTTTCCAACCAGGCATATTTTTCATATAGAATGCAATTGCACGAGCATCATTTTTACTATAATTATGTCTTAAACCATTCATACAATGTGTAAATATTTCAACACCACACACTGCATCTTTACGAGTTCTCTTTTCTTGGTCATAATTTGCGACATACTCATATATTGCACCTTCAACTGGGTCATCAACTGTGTAGAAATCTGTGTATTTATTAACAATATTCCAACATTCATTAGGAATTTTTAAGTATATTTTATCATCTTTCCATAATAAATATGCTTCTTGCCAACATTTTTTAATGTAATCTGTTGCATAATCACATGTAATCATATCATAATTCATACTATCTAGGTTTATAGGTAAGTATCTTCTATTACCTGTAATATCAGTTAAGAATGATGCATCATTTGTTGTACCAATAAATATACAAGTTCTAACATACGTAACATCACTTCTACCATAAGGCATTCTAAATGTATCAGTTGATTTTGTAACAAATTTCTTTATTGTTTCATTATCTTTTGCTTTATTCATTGCTTGTAATTCAGCAATTTCCATAAAACATTTTCCATTTAAATGTAACATTGCATCCTTACCATCAAACGAGTCAACCACATCATAAGTCGAAGGCAATATATTTAATCTACTAACAAGTGTCGATTTCCCACGACCTTGATTACTTTCAAATATAGGTACGTAGTCAAATTTAACACCGTTAGGGTTATCACTAAATACACGAGCAACAATACCATAGAAAATCATTCTACCAAGTTCTCTTTGATAAATCTTCTCATCTTCATCTTTTGGTATCTTACCACAAACTTTCTCAAAGAAGTTATCAATATAACTTATATCATTACCACTCTCATCTTTTTCATACTCAAACTCATCAATATCTTCTAATACTCTATCACGAAGTGAATTAAAATGACGCACCATATGATTATTTTCTTCACGAATTAACTTACCTAAATAATTAATATTCGTAAGCCTATACACGCTTGATATATATCCCCACACTTCTGTATAATCACCTTCACTCATAAATCTATTATTATATACAAATTTATGATAGAAATCATCATACCTTATTCTTTCTTGCAGATACTTGTCATACTTTAAGACATTCATATAATTATTAAAATCATCTTTTAACAACTTTCCTGCCTCATTAAAACTAAAATATCTCACGTATTCCGCATCTATTAACTTATCACCTAACTCTTTTTCCGCAATCTTCAACTTATCATCATCATCTATTTTCAAATACGCCTTTTTTACACTATCTTCAACATTCTTAAAAACACTATCTACATCTTCACTACAATCTAACCATTCACCAATACCATACCATTCTTCTTTAATCTTATTTCCTAATTCACTACCAACATACAACTTATTTTTGCTGTCAAATTTACCATACATAAGGTAAAAACGTTTAACATTGCTCTTTTTAAGAATTGTTCTCCTAATCGTTTGCTTCACGTGACCATAATATCTAGGGTCTGTAAAATCACTTTCTACAATTCCCACAAAATCAAAACAACGTTTAAACTTTGCAAATGTATCATCCATATATAATCATCTCCCATCTAGTCTGGATGCTAATTAAATAATAGCACATTTTTTAAATCAATGCAATATCAAAATATGGTATAAAAATCAGCACTTTTTAAGTCGTGTTCGAGGGTAGAAAAAGAGGAAGTGTTCGATATTATAACCAACTTTGCAAATTTTTTTTCAAAAAGTTTATATAGAGATTAAAAATTGTTCAGTAACGATTTTGAAAATCATATGGTAATATGTTTTTCTAGTAACTTTTTTAAGAAATTATTGGTAACATTGGTAACATTAGAGTGTTTTTAACGTAATTTCGGTATCTGAAGGTGTTACCAAAGGTGTTACCAAAGTGTTACCAAAGAGAGAGTATTGGTAACATTATTCCACCTATTTTTATCGTTTTTCGATAAAAGTAGAAAGAACTTGACAAATGGGAATTGTGCGTTCTCACTGATTTTTACTGAACAAAACTGAACAATTTTCCCGGCGATTTTTAAATTTTTTGTTCAGTAAATTTATCGTTTTTCGATAATTTTTCAATTTTTTTGTTACCAGTGTTACCAAAACAAGAAATCTTTGGTAACACCAAGTGTTCGCTATAAATGTATATGTTTTTTACATAAAAAAAGAGAGAATATTTTTCTCCCTATTCCATATATTTTTTCACTGCATAAATCCCACTAATTACAAAAGCATAAATTATTGCTGGTAAAATCCCAATCACTCCCGCTGCTAATATTAAAATAAACAGAGCGAGAGGGGGACAACACAATCCTACTGCAATTGCTATTAAAATTATACATATTGTAGACATTATTTATCTCCTTTCTCACTATTTTCATCGTGACTTACACTTCTATACGCACCAACTGCGCTTGTAATCATAGTGATTATTGACGCAGTGTGTGACATTCCAAATACACTTCTTAAAAAACAATATATCGCAAGTACGCCAAGTATAAGTAATATTGCTAATTCCATATAATCATCTCCTTTCCTATATTATAACATTACAACATAGTTTTGTCTATGGTTTGTTTACAATATCTTCATAATCCCAAGTTTCGTAACTATATCCCATAGGGTGATTGTAGTAGATTGAGATGATTGTATCTGGTTTCATCTTACCCATGTCATCTAGTATTTCATAGGCATATTCGTCATCAATTCTTTCTTCTAATATTAAATTATGTATGTAATTAATTACATTTGCAACCTTTCCTAATAGGTAATCACCGTTATCGTAGATATTATCAAACATATTAATATAACTCCTTTCTGTCTAATACTATTCTTATATGGTTTACACTATATTCACCGTCCATATAGGCTTCAAAATGGTCTTCTGTGGCTGATATTTCGTCCAAGCCCCAGTCAGCAGCATCAATCTTTGCAGTTGCAACACGTTCATCAAAATATTTTTTGGCATCACCATAGTGTTTAAATATCCTGATTAGTTCATCATAATTTTCATCTCCATCCAATACCCATTCATCACTAACTAAAAATACAAATTCTCTCATTATTCATTCTCCTTTTCTATTTGTTCTTTGATATCCTTATATAATTTAGGGTTTAATTGTTTTGTAAGTGCTCTAAAATTCCATAAATCATATATTAAGTCTATTAGTTCATAGTAGTTTGTAACACCAAATTGGTCTACTATATCTTCACAAAATTCTTGTATGTTTTTTAACATACTATTCTCCATAGTTTCATAATTATCCATAAAAATTCTCCTTACTCATTGTCAATAATTTCATCATCTGTGATAGATTTGCCATAGATTGTGACATATCTATCCAAAGATAATGAGTCAAAATACTCATCGTCCCAAGTTTCATCGCCATATATTTCTTCAATATCTGTCATATCTTCGCCAATTCTTATAAAATGTAGTGGTTCTTCTTCCTTAACTTCATCAATTACTGCGCTTACGGCATCTACATCTTCGTAGCCATCATACCATTTAAGATATTCCCACTTCATGTTTATATATTCCCTATCACCTGATTTTTCTATTGTCATTTTATCTGGTGTTGTGAAAAATTCATAGGCTGCTTGTGATTTTCTCCTGATTAAATCCCTCATTTTTAAATATCCTGCTTTTGTAGTCTTTAAATAAATATCGCTTCTATATCCCATATTATTCCTCCTCTCTTACTTCCATTTCTTCTATATAATATATGGTATATTCATCGTTAAAGTCCCATTTGACCCAAGTTTCATGTGGGTCTTTATTCCAAATAAGTCTTTCTTCTAGGTCTTTTCTTTCCCAACCACCATCTTCATAATAGTCAGTATCTGTTGCAATTATACGTTCTAAAAAATTATAACAACCCATATATGTTGTATATGCTGGGTGCATTACGTATGACGTTGTTTCGCCGTCACTATACAATTCTTGGCATCTTATTACATATACATTATTCATTGTCATCACCTTCCTCTCTTTCTTCCTCTTCTTCAAAACTTTCTTTCATACATTCTACGTTGGATATAATGCAGTCAAAGTCTTTGCTGGTTTCACAATAATTTGCAACTAAGTCCATTATTTGCATAAATAATTCTTCGTGGTCGTTCATATTATTTCACCTCCTTTAATTTATCTTCTAAATCAAAATAAGTTAACGTATATAATTCTCCATTTTTTGTTTCAAAACCGAACTTATATTCGTTTGCGAAAATAAACTTATAATTCATCTTTTTGCAATATGCTTTAGCAATATCTGTTAACTCTTTTAAATGTTTACTCATCTATATTACTCCTTATCCTAATATAATAGTTTTATCCTTTGGTGCTACACGTTCATCTGCATATTCAAATGGAAATTGATATGTTTTCCCTTGATATTCACATGGTGCTTCTATTTCTTCTACTGTTTGAAAGGAATACCATAAGTAATGATAGCCATTTCCTTCGTCATCATTTGAAATCATTATCACTCTATCGCCATTACCCTTTAATATTTCCTTATCACATAATGTTTTTAATTGCCTAACTGTTATTGGTTTACTTACCATATTACATTCTCCTTTTCTAATATTTCGTCAATTTCATTGTATTCTATTGCATTTATGTCACGAGTTATGACATAATTATTCACTTTATCGTATAAATTTCTTGGTATGTCTAGCGTAATTACTGCATTTTCTGGTGATAAAGTGTACTTTATAATGTAACTTTCACCTACTTTGTAGTTGGTTCTGTTTGATACCTGATTACCATTCACATGTATGTGATATAAATGTTCAAAAAAATATCCTTCAATAAAATCTAATTGTTCCAATCTTAATTCTTCATATCTTTCATCTTCCATACTTTCACCTTCTTTCTAGTATTCATCTACAAACATTACTGTGGTAATAACTTGGTTGTCATCACCATCATCTAATGTATGTGTATATAGTTCACTTATTATATAAATGTCACCATTACTTGTCGTATATCGTGACAACACTCTATCAGTTTTTAAGTCATTTTTAAGTGCTTCCATATTCAATTCTATGTCGCTCTTACAAATGTCACCAAAATCATTGTTAAAATGTCTTTTAAGACATTCTGTAACCTCTTCTGCAAACCCTGTTGTAGTTTCTATATTATCACCTACGTCCCTAGTTATCATTGTTCTACCTTTTAGTTCTTTTAATGTTTTCATATACTTTCATCTCTCCGTTTCTATATTTATATTACAATATTACAATAAAAAAGTCAATATATATTTATATATTAACCTTTTAAATATTTTTCAATTGCGTTTCTAATGAACTCTACAATCGATATCTTATCTTCATTTAATTTCTTTTTAAATTTATTTACCAACTCTGGTTCTAGTAATGCACTCACTGATTTGTAATGCGTTTTATTATAATTTCTTTGGTATTCATTCCAATGCTCTGAAGCCATTTAAATAACACCCCCAATCCTTAACATGACTACGGCAATCAGGATACCTGCAGCAACGGTTCCAGAGGTCACCAGGATTGCTTGGATTATATCTTTTTTATTGTTATTCGATATCATTTTATCTTGTTTCAATAAATAGTTCTTTTCGTGTCTAGTCATATTGCCATCTCCTTTGTCTAACATAACACTTAATTTATCTTTAAATTGCCACGACCCGTGACGTTTTACAAGATATGTATCTTGTATGTAGTCAAGTTGTTGTGGGTGATTTAAAAGAGCACGTACTAAAAGTATCGCACTCTTTTGTCCTTTTATAGTCATTTTTTCAAATTCTTGTTGCATTTTAATTGTCCTCCTCAACTTTAATTCTTTTTTCAACGATGCTAATATCTTTAGCACCCATTTTTCTTAACATTTTCTTATAATATTTTTGTGATTTACCTACATAATAACCACTATGTTCAACGTCTTCTTTATGAGGTATTATGTATCGTCTACCTGTTTTTTGGTTGTACCAAGTTGATTCGTGTACTGTATATGTTATATAAAACTTTCTAATTTGTTTCATTATTCCCAACCTCCTGTTGTTTTTGGATAGTTATAGTCATTCCATACATCTTCCCACATTAATCTTTCTTGCTTTGTGTATGCTGGTGTACTCGTTTGTTTATAATTATATACATATTCATGATTTGTATTTGAGAACTTTAACCCATTTCTTACTGTGAACACTCCACATGTATATACATTATCGTCTTTATCAAGTATTGCCCACTTCGAATGTGAGTTGTCTCGTATCATATCTCTGAAGTATTGTCTTTTATAAAAGTGTTTATCAAATTTTTGTAAGTTATATACAAACTCTTTAATAAACTCTTGTGTATCATTGTAGTACGCTTCTTGTGGTTTATAATCACTTATAATACCATTGTGCATAAGTCCAACTTCACAAGTGTTGAATGTTTTTTGCATTTCACTTATCTTATTTGTTAATGGATAGCCATGTGTATTGTGGATATTATTTCCACCACCTGTGCCAATTCTACAATGGATTACTAAACATTTATCTTCAAAATTGTCATACTTTGCGACAAGTTTGTTATAATGTTTGATAAAACTTTTCCAAGTCATATAACCTTTATCGATTATAACTTTACCATTATCTGTATACATAAATCCTGCACCATCAGCGTTGTATTCAAAACATTTTTTCAATTCACCCTCTGATGGTAGTCTGTCTTTTTTATCTTTTACTATTATTACACACATCTTATTCACTCCCTTCCTACATTTCATCCTCAATGTTGTAATAAACGTCATTGATATCTAAGTCATGTAAGTAATCTTTTAATTCTTTATAATACTTAGTTATCTTATTATTATGTGTCTCTAAATAATCCTCTAAACCTCTAGAGATTATGGTTTGGTTCTTTAACTCTTTCATATAATATATTTGTGAGTCTAAACCATTTGAGCCTGTTATGTTGTTAAAATGACGTGATATTGTATTTATTGAACCTTGTGCGATTGCCACATCACGTGTTACACCTAATTCATATTGTAAGTTTGATAATATCTTTATCAATTTATGTTTCTTTTCTTCAACTTCACGTACTTGTTTCTTGATTTGTGCATCATAGATTGTTAATTTCTTTGAGCAAGATATACATAATTCTTTAATATAATTTGGTAGATATTTACCTTCTTGACATACTTTGTTGATTGTTAATCTATCAATTCTGGCACGACCCATGACAACATCTTCACAACATTTGTATAAGTTATTTAAAAATTCGACATGTGCCATTTTAGTTGTGTAGTTGATTGTTCCAATTGGTAGTCTAAACTCAATTGTTTTTGAATGTTGTAAGTTTAATGTATTGGAATGTTCACAAGCATAATCTAATATATATGATTTAACTTCTGGTAAATAATATCTCTTTACTGATTTTCCTAAACCTCTCAAGTTGTTAATTGCATAGTTTGTAAATGGTCTTTTACATATTATTTGTACAATCTCTTTGTTTTGGTCAATAAACATTGCCATTAATGATACAACATCTTCCCATCTATCGCCTTTTGATATATGAATGTGTCCTCCACAACCATTTCCTGAGTCTGTGGATGTTACTCCAAAGGCTTTGAAATCGTGTTCTATTAAATATTTGAATAATTCTTCAAATGGTAGTTCATACATTGCCTTCAATGTGAATGGTGCTGTAATTAATTCCATACCATTTCCTGGTATAGAACCATCACTTTCAATTTGTAAGTCTTTGAATATCTCAAAGATTTTTTCAATCATTGTGTCTGTGATTGATTTGCTTCCCCTTGATATTTCAATCTCAAGTCCAAAAGTAGGTGCATTTTCATCATCCTCTTCTGTTCTTATTACGTACTCTGACATGTCTGTAATTGAACGACATGAATGATAACTCATAATTTCATGTGGTACGTGTTCTCCTAATCTTTTATTAAATACTAATGTCATATAAATCACTCTTCTTTCTATTTATTGCCACGACCTATGACATAATCGTGCAGCAATAGACTTGTTTATTCTGGTCTAGTCCTAAAGACCAATATTATATTAACATATATATTTATATATGTAAATACCTTTTTATCTAGTTTTTACTTTTTCAATAAACATTTGTTTATTGATATCTTTTATAATTCTTGCTTTATCATTGTTGTCGCGATTTCCTTTTGCAATGTTTTGAAGGACTTGTTTGATTAAGTCCTTTTTATATTGTTCTAAAAATTGTAATGTGACTAATCTTTCTACGCTTGTCATTCTTCATTCCTCCTATGCTTTGAATGTTGTGTGTGTCACAACTTTGTCACTTCTTTGTTGTATTTTCTTGAAGTCCTTTGTTGTCTTAGTTCCTCCAAGTGCTTTGATGTACTCGTCAATTGCTTCTAAATCTGTAACTTTTGCAATTGTTGCATCTTGGTAGTCAATAGTTCCATATGGTGTTTGTGTCTTTCCATTTGGTTGCTTTTTTGTGTAGTTCTTTGGTACATCTTTGGTTAAGTCTTGCATGGCTTTGCCATATTCCTCGACATTCTTGCCATAAGCGAACATTATTGTTTGCTCTCTTTCTGTCATATCTTTGACATTTTCTTCAAGTTCTTTTATATCTTCCTTGAATAAAGATATTCTAATCTTTTCCATTTTTCTCACTTTCCTTTCATTTGCAAGATGGATAACTTGCTAGTGGTGTTCTTCTTGCCACCACTCTACAACATTCCTTTTGGAGTGCTCTAGAGTAGTGTCACGAAAAACTTTTGTAAAAATTTTCTACTCTTCCAGATTGACTATAATATCTTAATATCTCAATGGTTTATATTGCTTGGTTCGTGTTCTTGGATATTCACTATTTCCCACTTTTCAACTCATTAGGTGACTATCTTTTCATATAGTACTTTCTACCTTATAAGAGATAAGTTATACCATAATCTCAATAAATACGTTTAGGTTTTTAGGGTGGAACTTGCCACTTGTGGAGGTAGATGCCCAGATGGGCGCTCCTAAGAGCCATTAACTTCTCCACGTGTAGACTATAACTATCTATTATTTAATTTGTGTGATAGTGCAATGTCTTTCTTATGACCATCAATTAACATTTTATTTGTCTCTATGATGTTATAAGTTGTCATTGTGTCTAGTCTAGTAATAAATTTATAGTCACTTGAAATATAATATTTTACGTGTGCTTTTTTAAGTTGTATTCTATAATCTTTTAATTTGATATAGTCTTTATTTACTTTTACATATTGCGTATTAGTGCAAGTTTTAGCAATTAACATACTATTATAATATTGTTTAGACTTATCTAAAATATCATAACCTTTTAATCGTTTACTATTGCGACCGTTTGCAATATTAACACCAATAGTATTATAATTAACTCTTATTTTAGCATTATAGTTTTTCATATTTTTTTGTTCCTTTCTTTATTACAATTATATTATATCATATATATTTATATAGGTAAACACTGTAAAACGTTATTGTAAAATAATAATTATTTATTAAAAAATAATAACTATTTATCGTAAAACGATAACCACTACACCCTTTTTTGACAGGACACCCACGGGGTTGGAACTACCCTCTCAGCAAATTTTATACCCCCAACCCCCCTCTCTCCTCTCTCCACTCCTCCTCCTACACAATAGTAGTCCCACTTCGCAAACTACCAAAATCACCCATAGTGCGAAACAACCTCCTCCCTCTCCCCCCAATACCCCAACATCCTAGAGCAGTAGACCCCAATTTCTCGTTTATCGATAATTGTGTTATAATATGTATATAAGATAATTATGCAATGTGCATAAGAAAAGAAGGTTATAATATGGGAAGACAAAAAAAACGTGATGCATACGAATTAATAAATAGTGGGACGAAAGAAGGTATAGAACTACAAGGTAGTGCTGAAAACTTCCTTTCCCAAGCACAAGTTCAAGAATATAATGAAACGCTTGTGAATTCATTATCTCTAAAACACTCCCTTCGTCTTGGTAGTCCAGAGGAAGTAGAAAGAGAAATAAGAGAATATTTTGAATTATGTGTTAGTACAAGTCAAGTTCCAAGTATAAAGGCTCTTGCATTATATATGGGTGTGACATTTGATACATTAAAAGAATATATGCTTGACCCTGTAAGTCCTTATTTTAATGCGTTAAATCTTGCACGTGACATGTGTCATGTTGTATTAGAGAATGGTGCGATGAATAATAAGATAAATCCTGCGACATATATGTTTACAGCGGCGAATTATTATGGAATGAAGAATACACAATCACTTGAGATTAATAGAGGTACGACAGAAGCGGAGAAGCAGTTAGCGAAATCTGAAGAAAGTTTAGATGCTTTACGTAAGTTAATAAAATTAAATGGTATTGAAGATAAGCCTGCGAAGGATGTTGAATATGAAGAGAAGTGATGAAATTCGTAACTTATTAGAACAAGTACCTTTGGAATTGCATAAGAGTGAAGAGTATGTAAAAGGGTTGTTTATGTTATTGTGTGCACTTGAAAGTGAAAATGAGAATGGTGCACATGATGATGAGATGCGTGGGCTTGGTCGTAGGTTGCTTGATTTGTGTAATGATAAGTTGAGTAATGATGAGATGAAGACGTGTTATGATATACTCGCACGTTTGGGTGATTTTGAGGCGTTTATGATTGCGATGGAGTGGAATAGACCCCTAAATAAGAAGTTTTATCTCCCTCGTGCACGTGTCTTTAAAAGATTAGGGGTTATAGAGGCAATTCAGGATTTGGTTGATGATAAATTGGATTTGTTAGTCATAAATTGTCCTCCTCGTATTGGGAAGACAACACTTGGGATGTTTCTGATTACGTTTGTGGCAGGGTTATATCCAGAGCGTAGTGTACTTGCAAGTGGGCATAGTACGGCGCTTACAAACTCATTTTATCGTGAGTTCCTAAACTTTGTTACAAGTGAAGAATATAGGTTTCATGAGATATTCCCATTTAAAAGTTGTGCATTAGTTAATCAGAATGCGGAGTATTGTTATGCAGACCTTGGGGTTGTTAAGAGGTTTCATACGGTTAATTTTAGGTCTGTTGATGCGGGTACGACAGGTATAGTTGAGGCGAGTAGTTTGTTGTATTTAGATGACCTTGTTACAGATGCAGAACAGGCGAATTCAAAAGATAGATTAGATAAGTTATTTGAGCAATATACATCTACACTAAAAGATAGAAAAGTTCAAAGGCTATGTAAAGATGGTGTATATCGTCCTTGTCCTGAAGTATTTATAGGTACACCTTGGTCATTATATGACCCTATGTCTCGTGTAATTCAAGATATGGAAGAAAATGGAGATAAGAGTAGAATTAGGGTTGTAAAGATGCCTTGTTGGGATGATAATCATGAAAGTAACTTTATGTATGATTATGGTCTTGGGTTTAGTGTCCAATATTATGAAGATATGGAAAGAGTTGAAGACCCTGTAATATTTAGTGCAAAATATTTATGTAAACCTGTAGAACGTGAAGGAAGACCGTTTGAAAAGAATAGTTTACAATATTATGATGAGTTACCTATTGATGAAAATGGTGAAATTAGAGTGCCAGATAGAATTGTGTTTGTAAATGACGTTGCACATGGTGGCGAAGACTTTATGTCAATGCCTGTGGCGTTTCAATATGGTCTTGATTTCTATATTGTAGATGTGTTGTTTATTCACAACTTTGATGGTGATAAATACTCTCGTCCATTGGTTTGTAGTAAAATCATAAAAAATAGGTGTACAGGTGGCGCATTTGAACGTAATAATGGTGGTGATTTTTATTCATCAATGATTACGGAAGATTTGTTGCGTCAAGGATATAGATGTAACATTACAACTTATAATGCACCTACGAATAAATCAAAATTAGATAGGATATTAATGTATCAAAGTGAGATACACAATCACGTTTACTTTAAGAGTGAAAGATTACGTAAGGGCGATAGTGAATATTGTGAATTCCTAAATAATATATGGAATTGGAGTCAAAAGCCTGGGGCTACACAAAAGAAACAGCATGATGATGGTATCGACTCAATTGCACAATTACTCGCTAGATTTGGTGAAAGAGCAGCAATTGGGTTTAAATTATATGATATTAAACAGGCTGGCTACTAAATTTGTGCGATTTGAAAAAATATGGTAATATTATTATGTAAAGGATAATTATTATCGTAAAACAATAAAATAGGAGGAATATAAATGGATGCAAGCATAAAAGATGAATTAATGTTATACGATACAAAGATTAACTTTGGTCGTCAACGTATCATCTTAAATTACACAGAAGTCACAAAAGATAATTTCTTGGAAATATTTGAGAAAGCATATCCAATATTTGAAAGTAACCAAAAGGATTGTAGATATTTAATAGATATGTATTTAGGTAAGCAAGATATCTTATATAGAGCGCCTACAAATACATCTAATATCAATAATAAATGCGTAGTTAATTATACATTCCCTATTACAAGAGAAATAGTTGGTTATACATTTGGAAATCCATTTGATTATATCGCTGTTGATAATAAGAATGCAGAAGATGTTGCAGAAATCAATAAAATGTGTACATATGAACATGCATATGCTGTTGATATTGATACTGCTACATTCGCAAGTATTTGTGGTATAGGTTATCAAATCACATTACCTTCACCTGATATTACAAAGGATGAAACACCAGAAATACCTATTGTTATGTCTACATTAGACCCAAGATATACATTTGTTGTTCAATCTACTGAAATAGGTAATCCTCAAATTATGTCTTGTCAAGTAGTAATGGACTCTGAAGGTAATATTGTAAAATATATATGTTTTACTAATAAATATAAGATTACAATGAATGATACAAAAGATGATATTAAATTTGAAAAGAACCCTGTTGGGTTAGACCCAATTACTATGGTTGAAAATTCATTATTACTTACTGGTGATTGGGAACAAGCAATTCCAATTATGAATGCATTAAATATGTTAACAAGTGATACTTTAAATGATGTTGAAGGTACAATTAAGTCTTTATTAGTAATATTAGGTACTGATATACCTGATAGTCAAACTACACTTGAAACTATTAAAGATAAAAGATTATTATCATTATTTAGTGCGACAGGAGGTAATGTAGATGCTAAGTTTATATCACCTGCATTAAATGACACCGAAGTAAAAGATTTAAGAAATTTCTTAGAAGATGTACAAAATGTTATTGTTGGTATTCCTGATAGAACTACCACAGGTACTGGTGGAGATACTGGTGTTGCAGTAATTCATAGAAATGGTTGGTCTGATATAGAAATCGTTGCAAAACTTAAAGAATTGTTATTTAAGAGAGCAAAACAAAAACAATTGGCTGTATTAATTAATATATTAAAGCAAGTTGATTTAATTAGTGATGACCTTTCTGTTATTGATATTTCAGTTGATATATCTAGAAATACATTAGATAACATATCTACTCGTGCACAAACATTCTCTACATTAGTTGCTACTGGAGAACTTGCAACAATAGATGCATTAACATTTGCTGGTTTAACAAATAGACCTGCTGAAGTTGTTGAAAGAGGTAAGAAAGAAAAGGAAGCACGTGTGGAAGACGCTAAAGAAAATATCGTTGAAAATGACGCAACTAATGACAAAAATGCAATAAATACAAATGAAAAAGTCGGGGAATAACCCCGATTTTGCATTTTTTAAAAATATTGTTATAATGTAATTAGATGATAGTTATCGATTAATAATAATTATTTATCGATAAGTCATAAAAATTTCTCTGAGGTATAAGAGATTTAAACAATTTACCGTGTATCGTGTAATTAGTTTTGTTACATGTTTAGTCAGAGAAGACGTTTAATCACTACACAAAAGAAAGGACCAATATGGACTTAAAAACATTAATGGGTGACGCATACCAAGAAGGAGTTACTTCAGTAGAAGATATTAATAACTTCTTATCAAACAGTCACATTGCGGATTTATCAACAGGTGCTTATGTTGATAAAAATAAATTCGATGCTAATATTAAAGCAAAGGATGACCAAATAAGCAAATTAAAGTCTGAATTACAATCAAAAATGACAGACGATGAAAAAGCACAAACTGTTATGGATGAAAAGGATGCTTTGATTAAAGAGTTACAAACAAAAATTGCAACTTCTAACAAAGCAAATGCAAAATCTGGTGCTGAGGCTGCTTTAGCAGAAGCAAAAACTATTTTAGGAATTGCTGCTGATGACAAAGACTTTGACAATTTCTTAACATCTATAAGTAATGAAAATTTTGAAGGTACTAAGGCACTTGCTACATATGTTGGTAAATTAGTAAACGATGCATATGTAAAAGGTCAAAAAGATGCTTCAAAAGACAATTTAGGTAAGTTCTCAAAAGACGTTAGTACATCTTCTTCAAAAGAAGGCGGACAATCAAGTCTTGGAAAGATACTTGCTAAGAATACTATCAATAATAAAGTTGATAGTGAACAATACTTTAAATAATAAATAGGAGGAATTTAAAATGGTAGAAAAGGTTAATGATTATGCTGTTCGAAAAACTGTTTTAATCGGACAAGAAAGTTATTACTTAGCAGTACCTGTTAAATTATCAGGTTCTGCAAACGCTGTATTAAAGGCTGGTCAACCATTAGCAGGTGACTTACAAGATAGAGATACAGCATTTACTGCTTCAACATCTAATGCAAAAGGTTTACTTTTACATGAAGTAAAATTAGATGCTGCAGGAAAAGGAAATGGAACAATCGTTATAAGAGGTTGCTTCGATGCTAAAAAATTAGACGCATCTATCGTATCAGCAATTGCAACTGCTAATATTGATGGTATCGTTGTAGTGGAAGGAAGTGCAATATAATATGGCTTCATTATTTGATTTAGTTACTGCAAAAAATGTAGTAGAATATTTCATTGAAACTAATGTTAATGAACAACCAACATTAGGTGAAACATTATTCCCATATAAGAGAGATATAGGAATTAAATTAGATTGGATTAAAGGTTCATTCAATCAACCAATTGGCTTAAGATTATCTGCTTACGATGCTAAGGCAATTCGTAGAGATAGACAAGGTATCTCAGAATATACAACTAAGATGCCATTCTTCAAAGAGTCAATGTATATTGATGAAGAATTAAGACAACAATTAAATACTGTAATTGATGCTAATAAACCAGAAATAATCAATGCTATATTAACAAAGATATTTGATGACCAAATTAAGTTAATCAAATCTGCTTATGTAACATTAGAAAGAATGAGAATGGAAGTTTTAACTTCAGGTACTATAACTTTAAGTTCTAATGGACAATCTTATTCATATGATTTTGGCATTCCTGAAGACCAAAAAGCAACTGTTTCAATTGATTGGTCTAATGAAGACGCTGATATAATTGAAGATATCAACAATATAGTTGATACAATGAAGTCTAAAGGTGTTAACATCGTTAAGGCTGTATGTAATAATTCAGTAATTAAATGCTTTGCTAAGAATAAAAACATAAGAAATCAAATCTATGTTTTAGCAGGTGGTTCTATATCTAGTATTTCTGCTACTAAAGCATTAGAATTCGTTAAACAAGAAACTGGTGTAACATTCTATTCATACGACAATGTTTACGTTGATGAAAATGGACAAGCACATAAATATATAGCAGATGATACTGTAGCATTCTTACCAGAAGGAGCATTAGGAAATACTCATATGGGTACTACTCCAGAAGAGTCTGACTTACAATCTCTAGGAACTGCTAAAGTTTCAATGATTGGTAATGGTATTGCTGTTGCTACTTATGGTACTGAAGACCCAGTTAATGTTGAAATGAAAGTTTCTATGGTTGGTTTACCATCATTCGAAAGAGCAAACGAAGTATACATTTTAGATACTAACGCTGCTTCAGAATAATAGAAATAACTAAATATGATTAAAATCCAAAAGGATAATTCAGTAATTACTGTGACACAAGGTGCTTATAACGAATTTTATAAGAAATTAGGTTATAAGCCAGTAACTGTTAAACTTACTTACAATTCGGAAGACGCTATAGAAATACCCTTTAGATGTAAAGAGGACAAACCTAATAAGAAGAAAAATAAGAAGTAAAGTGAGGTAATCTATAATGTTTTATGAAATAAAAGGAAAACCTTATGTCAAAGCAGGTGGAAGATATACTGAAGTAACTGCTAAAATAAACGCAGATAATAAAATCATATTTGTACCAACCAATCATACATTGTCAATGAGAGAGGTAGGTCGTAACTATACTTTTGTTAGTGATGACGTACTTCGTGACAGATTTGCTAAGACATTAAAGGCAAAAAGTACTAAAATATTAAAATAATAAACAAGGAGGGCGGCAACTATGAAAACAATAAACGAGTTAGCCATTGAAATGGCAGAAATACTAGATGATTTAGATGTTTATTATCCATCTGAAAAAGTATTAGAACTCGAAATAAAATCCGCAATAGGTGCTATAAACCGTTGTCGCCGTTTTACACCTAGCGGTGACAAATTATATGATGAAAATTATGAAGATAAAATCGTACCTTTAGCAATAGCAGGTTACGAAAAAACAGGCGCTGAAGGTGAAATAGCACATAGTGAAAATAACGTCAATCGTTCTTATGGAAGCGATGGTAAATATCCTAAATCAATGTTGATTGATATTGTACCATTAGCAAAATTCAAATGATTAATTTATTACGAAATAAACGTAAAATATACGTATGTGCTTTAGATAAAACTTCAAAATCATATAAAGAACCAATTGAATTGCATGAGAATTATCAAGTGACAAATTCAATTGTTGATGAAGAGGTGTTTGGGTTAGATGCGTATTTGTATCTACGCATTAAAACCACACCTAATCATAAAGATTATTATCATTTGGGTGATAGAGTGTATGTTGATGTTGAGCCACCTCAAACGCATGATATAATGTGTTCTACAGCAGACTATCAAGTGTATAAAGACCCAGTATTATCATTAAACGAATATGAAGTATTATTAAAAAGACGAAGTGGTAAATAATGGCTAGAACATTAGAACTTAACGAAATAATAAAAAAACTTGGTGTTTTAGAAAAGAATTTACCAAAAGAAATTGATAAGAGTACTAAAGAAGACATTGAGTATTTAAAAACTAAGATATCTGAGTCGTTTGATGAAAATGCTAGTAATACCGTCTTACGTGGTTACTATTTAATGGGTAAAGGTTCGGTTTATAACGAAAATACAATTGCTATAGAAGGTACATATAGAAAAAAATGGTCTAAACCTAGAATAACAGATACTATAACTAACAATGGTTATGATTTGTTAGTCTTTGGTACAGATACCAAAATATTAGAATATGGTTTATCACCATTGGTGACACCAGCACCATTACTTAGATGGGTAAATGACTCAGAGGAGGGCTATTATAACGCCCACAATAGTTACGGTAAAGGTAACTGGTACCGTGCTATAGAGTTATCGTCAGGTAATACTGCACCATTGGTGTCATATGGCGAAAGTGGAAGTCGTTTCTTTGCTAGAGATAGCGTACCAACAATGTTCGTTAGAAAAGGTGTTGAAAAATATAAGAATGCTGTTAAAAGTAATGACGCTTCTGTTAAATTATGTGCAAATGGTGTTAAAACAATAATAGAGAAGGAGTTGAGCAAATAATGGACGAAACGTTACTGTATCAACTTAAAGATGATTTACAAGAGTTGTTTGATATGTCTGATAATTTTCAAGATGTTATTGTTAAAACTGCATATGAAGATTTTAGTGACATTGAGTACCCTTGTGTAATCATTCATGAATTAGAAAATGTACCAGATAATAGATATTATGATATGCAAGAACATGTTGTAAACGTTACTTACCAATTCACAGTTATGAGTGAAGGTACATTTGGTGAAGATGCTGTAAAACAAGTAATGTTAATTATGGATTACATTACAAAGTATATGAGAGGTAGAAAATATACATCGTTACAAAAAGTGGGTTCTACCGCTATTCAACCACATCCAAACGATACAAATATCAAAGTGGGTTATATGCGATATGAAGGTTGCATTGACATAGATACAAACATTATATATAGGAGGAATTAATAATGGAAAAACTAAACATCAGAACATTCGTTACTAATTTATCAACATTAGGTATTCAATTAGGATACGCTGTTGAAACTGTTTCTGGACAAAAACCTACAAGTGGTTATGTTGAAATTGAAGGAATAAAATCAACTCCTTCATTAAATCCATCACCAGATACAATTGAAACAACTACATTAAACGAACGTTACTATAAAACATATGTTGATGGTTTAAAAGACCTAGGTGGTGCATTAGAGTTTACATTTAATCTAACTGAAAATTTAATTTCAGTTTGGGGAACTTTAATGTCTGCTTATGGTATTGGTAAACATTCAGACTTAGCAACTTGGTTCGTAATATGTGTACCTGGATTATCTAAGGCTTATTATTTCAAAGGAAACCCATCTGAAATGGGATTACCTGAAACATCAGTAAATGATGTACTTGAAATCACAAACTATATTACACCAACTGCTGCACCTGAACAAGATGATAAACCAACAGATAGTTGGGTAAATAGCGATAACGATAGCGAATAATAAATATAGTATTTGGAGGGGGGTAGGATAACTATCCCCTTTTATACTAAAAAAAAAAAACAATAAATAGAAAAGGAAGAGGAAATTAATATGAATACAACAATTAAATTAGATTATAAAAATGAAACTTATATATTAGAATATGATAAAACAAGCGTAAAAGCATTAGAAAATCTAGGGGTAGACTTGATGAATATTTTAAGTAAACCTGTATCGAATATGGATGCAATGTTTCAATGTGCGTTTTTAAAAAATCACCCTAAGATTTCAATATCTAAAATAGATGAGATTTTAAAATCTTGTAAAGATAAAGCAGGTTTATTAAATGCTTTATTACAAATGGTTAATGAAGTAATGGATATTGTTACTGGAGAACCAGATGAGGAAGAGTCAAAAAACGTGAGTTGGGCGGTAACAACAGCGAAGAAACCGTCCGTAGAAAATTCAGACTCGAACAAGACGAACGAATAAGTATATCTGACTTATTCGACAAACTATGCCCCTTTTATATGTCTATTGGTATGTCTTATGATGAATATTGGCACGGTGACAATTATGCTTATAAATATTATTTAAAAGCGTATGAAATGAAAATAGAACGTGAAAATAAAGAAATGGACTATTGTGCATGGTTAAATGGATTATATACTTATGAGGCTATTTGTGATTGTTCACCAATATTACATGATTTTGCAAAGAAGGGTACTAAACCATTAAGATATTTAGAAAAACCTATATTTGCAACAAAAGATGTTGAACAAAATGAAATAGACGAAAAGAAAAAAATAGAAAATGGTAGACTTGCATTTAGAGTAAAAATGGATGCTTGGATGAGGGCTACACAAAAACAATTCACAAATAAAAAGAAGGGGGGAGAAGATAAATGATAAAACTGAGGATTAATATTTTCGATGAAGATGTAGCGATACATCTTAGATTAAAAAGTGATTTACAAGGTGTAAGAGACACTTATAATGCTTTAAAAGAGTTAGATAAAAAAACAACTAAAACTGCATCTAGTATATCAACTAGTTTAAAAAATGTATTTACCGCCGCTGGAATTACTGCATCTATTGCAGGAATTACAAAAAGTATTAAAAAGGCTGTTACAGATGCTGCTAATTATGAAGAGTCATTAAACTTATTTCATATGGCTTTGAAAGATTACTATCAAGATGGTTTAAAATGGTCACGTAAAATAGCAGATGCTTTGTATTTAGATGACTCCCAAATCCTACAATATACAGGTTCGTTTTTCAACCTAACAAAAGGATTAGGCGCTTCATCAGATGCTGCGTATCTTATGTCTAAAAACTTAACACAATTAACATACGATATGTCATCATATTTAAATATTGACGTAAGTACTGCCAATACTAAATTAATGTCTGCAATGTCAGGACAAACAAAAGCGGTTACATCAGTTGGTATTGCTGTACAACAAGCGTCATTACAAGAGTTAGCATATTCAATGGGTATACAAAAATCGGTACGTGATATGACACAAGCAGAAAAAACATATCTACGTTATATACAAATAATAAAATCAACAAAAAATATGCAAGGTGACTTAGCACGTACAATAATCACACCTACAAACGCATTTAGAATGTTATCGACACAAGTCGTATTACTTGGTAGGGCTATAGGACAAGTATTGACACCATTGATATATAAATTAATGCCTATGTTGATTGCATTAACTCGTGTAATAACCGACGCTGCAAAACAATTAGCAGGTTTCTTTGGTTATCAAATACAAGACATTGATTATGGTGGTGTAGAAGGTTTAACCGACTCAATTAAAGATTTAGGTAAAGAAGTTGATAAAACATCAGCAAAAGCACATAGAATGCTTGCTCCATTCGACCAATTAAACGTAGTAGAAAGCGCTTCTGGTGGAGGTGGAGGAGGTTCTACCAATAGTGTATTAGACGAATTAGCAAAACAACTTGAAGGCTACGATATGCTAGAAGATTTAAACAAAAAAATGCAAAGTAGTATTGAAGATTGGGAAAACAAAATTAGAGGATTAGGTCCTGTAATACTTGGTATTGCTGGAATTATATCGGCTATTAAAATAGGAAAATTTCTTACTGGTATTGGTAATGGTATAACTAATATTTTAGATGGTTCAAAATTAGTAGGCACTGCTTTCGAAGGCATGGGTGCTACAATAGGTTCTGTCATTTCTAAAGTATTATCTGCTTTTGGAGGGGTTACTATTGCTATTAGTGGTATAGCACATACATGGCATGCAGCAACAGATACAATGCAAAATGACACACAAAATATGGTAGAAATGTCACTAGGTGCTGTAGGTACAGTTGTTGGTTCTGCAATTACAGGTGCTGCTATATTTGGTCCTGCTGGTGCTGTTGGAGGTGCTATTTTAGGTCTTGCAGGTTTCTTCACAACTGTTACCATAGGTGCTAATCAAATGATTGAAAATTTAGCATTAGAACAACTTAACCAAAGATTAGGTACAGTAAAAGTATCTACTGAAGAATGGTTGGATACACTATTAGGAAGTAGTAGTACACTAATGGAAGTTGTTGCAAAAATTGATGAATTTAATAAATCAATACAAACAAATACTGAAACATTTAATACGGCTGTAGGAGAAGCACAAAACGATATATTATTATATTCTACTAGTGTTGGTGAATACGCTGTTATATCAAATGAAATGTTAACAACTATTACTAGTGATATGGAAAAATTATCTACATCTAGTAGTAATGGTATAAAAGACTATACTGACAAGAATTTATTATTACTAAAAGACCAATATGCAACTGCTTCAGATGAAGAGAAAAAATTACTAGATTTCCAAATGACACAATTAACTAAACATAGTGAAGAAAGTCAAAAAGAAATATCAACAAATAAAGAGGCTATAAAGAAAATCTATGCTAAAGCAAATAAAGAACATAGAAACTTAACATCTGAAGAATATACACAAGTACAAGAACATCTTAATAAAATGTCTGCCGCATATTATACATTCACAAAGGAAGGTAAAGATACATTATCAAAATATTTCGATGAGTCTGGTAAATTAAGAGATGGATATAATTACGATAGTATAAATAACTTTATAGAGGCTAAAAAGAAATATTATGAAGAAGTTGAAAAAGCATCTGATAAAGAATATGCTGAGTACGAAAAACATTTCAAACATATGTTAGATGCTGGTGAAATAAATCAAGAAAAATATGATAACTATATGAAAATAGCAGACAAGAAACGAAAAGAAGATTTACGTACTGCTCAAGAAACAATTGATACATATTCTCAAAAGTTAGCAGATGGTATGATTGACGTATATTCTGATATAGAAAAAGAAACTGGCACACTGTCTACCAAAATGCGTGGTATGTTAGAAGATACATTTAAGAAGTTAAACATTGATACAAATCCAATTCAAAAATCTATAGATGAAGTAACTGGTATTACACTTAAAGGTTTGGGTGATAAAAACCAATTTAAAGAGGCTGCCAAAAATGGTATTTATGCTTATACAAGTGAATTAACTGATAGAATGAACAAAACAAAACTTGTTGCTGAGATATCTTCAATAACATCATCAAATGGTAAAACAATAACATTAACTCCTAAAATAAGGGCTATTCAAGCCAAGGCAGATGGTGGTTATCTTGACCAAGGCGATTTATTCGTAGCCAACGAAGCAGGACCAGAGTTCATAACATCTATAGGTAACAAATCAGCAGTTATAAATCAAGGACAAATGGTTGCTGCGTTAAGTAATGCAATAATTACAGCAACAGGAAATCGTGCTGGTAGTCAACCTCAAAATATTGTCGTTCAAATAGGTAACGAAAAAATATATGAAGGTCATGGCGAATACCAAAATAGACAAAATGATAGATATGGTACTACTGTTGTTAAAATATAGAAAGGTGGTATAATAATGGCATATAATGGTTATTATTTAAAAATAGGAAATGTTACATTTAACAATCCTGCCCCAACTCGTGACACATTCCAATTTGCACCAGCATTGGTGCAAGTTGGTAAGTCAGAGGTGCTTGCAAGTGGTAGATTAAGTACAAAAGTCTTGCCACATGATAGAAGAAAAGTCTGGTTAGAGTTTCCACCTATGACAAAATCACAATATCAAACATATTGGAATGCTTTACATAGTGACGCAGGTGGTCACGGAATGTATCTAACTTGCGAAGTTTATGACGATACTACTGATACTTATATAACAGATACATTCTATCATACTGATTTAATGGTAAAACCTATATGGTTAGGTGGTCAATGGATGTATAAATTTGAACCTTTCCAATTAATAGGTCATTAGGAAGGATTGGTAAATATGAACTTTACTGATAGAGAAAAAGAATTGTTGTTGAATAACGCTGCCGTTTATAGTCGTATCTTAGTATATGATGAAGACGGTGACGTTATTCACGTTTTTAATGAAGATGATTATCTTGTAGACTGG